CCTATCGTAGATGCAGCAGCTACAGTATCTATAAAAACAAGAGAAAGATTAGCTGACAATCCAACAGCAACTGATTATGCTAGTATGCAAACCGATGGCTTAAATCCTTTGAGAACATCTGGTAGGTATATTAGAGCAAATGTAAAAGTAGCGTCAGGTACAACATTCACAAATGCTCAAGGTGTAGATTTTATTAGTTCACAAGGAAGCCAAAGATAATGGCAGATATTATTGATAAAGACATAGATAATGTTAGGTATTCATTTGAGACACAAGAATTTTTTCAAAGACAACTTGAAGAATCTGTGAATAGCCTTATAAATAAAAACAATGTGGAAACCGATAAGGTGTTTTCATGGTTTATTAGTTAGGAGACAAAATGGCAGGTATAAAAGATTATTCAACAACAGCAGGTAATAATACTTCAATAGGTGGTGTTAGTGTTGCAGAGGGAATGTTGCCTTCAAATATTAATAATGCATTTAGAGCAATCACTGCTGATATAAGAGAATTTTATAACGATGCACAATATGTAATTTATGGAGATGGAGATGCAGCTTTTACAATTTCATATGCAAGTTCCACATCGTTCACTGTTTCTGGTGCAAATGTAACTAGCTTTTATCATGCTGGTCGTAGAATCAAAGCAGTTGGATCATCTACTGGTACAATATTTGGAACAATATCAAGTTCATCTTTTTCAACAAATACGACAGTCAATGTAACTTTTGATAGTGGATCTTTACAAAATGAAACTTTAACTATTTTTCTTGCTATACTTACTAAGACAGGAAATTCTATTCCAGCAGATGTTATAGATGGAACTAAAATTGCAGATGACAGTATTAATTCAGAACACTATGTAGATGGAAGTATTGATACAGCTCATATAGCAGACTCACAAGTTACAACTGCTAAGATTGCAGCAGACGCTATTACAGGAGCAAAGATTGCAGATGATGCAATTAATAGTGAACATTATACTGATGCATCTATTGATACTGCACATATAGCTGATAGCCAAGTTACTTTAGCTAAACTTGCAAGTGACTCTGTAAATTCAGCTAAAATTGTAAATGATTCTATTGTTAATGCAGATATTAATTCTAGTGCTGCTATAGATGCTACAAAAATACATGATGGCACAATATCTAATACAGAGTTTGGTTATTTAAATGGAGTATCAAGTGCAATTCAAACTCAACTAGATGCTAAACAAGCATCAGATGCTGATCTTACAGCATTAGCTGGATTAACTTCAGCAGCAAATAAAGGTATTCAATTTACAGGTTCAGGTTCAGCAGCTACCTATGATTTAACTACTGCTGGTAAAGCATTATTAGATGATGCAGATGCAGCAGCTCAAAGATCAACTTTAGGATTAGGAACAATAGCAACTCAAGCTGCAAATAGTGTATCTATATCAGGAGGAAGTATAACAGGTCTTGGAGATCCATCTTCTTCTGCTGATGCTGCTAATAAAAATTATGTAGATCAACTTATTGCAGGACTTAGAACTAGAATAGTTTGTGAAGTTGCAACAACTGCAAATGTAGATTTAAGTGCTGATCTTCAAAATGGAGATACTATTGATGGTGTAACTCTTGCAACTGGAGACAGAGTATTAGTTAAAGATCAATCTACTGGATCACAAAATGGTATTTACACAGCAGTTTCAAGCGGTACTGCAAGTAGAGATACTGAATTTAATACAATAGCAGAATTATCTGGTCAAATGGTTGTTATCAATCAAGGATCAGCAAATGACAATAAAATATTTTTATGTACTACAAATAATACAGCTTCTTTAGGATCTGACACAATTACTTTTACACAAGTTACTCCATCTAATACTGGAACTGTAACAAGTGTTGGAATAGCAGATTCAGGTGCTGGAGAGTTTACAGTAGGAAGTACACCAGTAACTTCATCAGGAAATATTACACTTGCAATAAATTCTATTGCAGATTCAAAATTAGCTACTATCAGTACAGCAAACAAAGTATCAGCAACAGCTTTAAACATTGATGGAGCTGATGATATTGGTGCAGATTTAACAACATCTGATTTAATAATTGTAGATGATGGAGCAGGTGGTACTAATAGAAAAGCAGCGTTATCAAGAGTGGTAACTTTAATGACAGCACAAGGATTTTCAACAGATGATCCTACAGCTCTTGCAATAGCGTTAGGATAATATAAGGAGATAAAATGGCAAATACGTTTAAAGTAGTAACTTTCGCAGCAGAACCTAATTCTGCTGGAACGCCTTACACAGTCTATACGACACCAGGTAGTACAACTACAGTAATTATTGGTTTAGTATTAGCTAATATACATAGTTCGGCTGTAACAACAGAAGTAGAGCTAGTTAGTGATACATCTGGAGGTGGAAGAGCAGCAACAAATGGTACTTCATTTCTTGTAAAGGATGCTCAAATTCCTTCAGGAAGTTCATTAGAATTACTTACTGGTGGCAAAGTTATATTAGAAACAACTGATGCAATTAGAATTGATTGTTCAGTTGCAGATAAGATTTCAGGAACACTGTCTATAATGGAAATAACATAGGAAATTAAATGGCTTATATCGGACAAGGATTAGTTTCAACTTCAGCAGACAATACTGTAGGCACAAGTGCTATTGAAAATGGAGCAGTTACTGCTGCTAAATTAGCAAGTGGTATAACATCTATTGGACAAATAGTTTCAACAACTAAAACAGATGTTTTTTCACAATCAACAAGTGGAGCAACATTTTATAATCCAACTGGTTTTTCCAGAACAATTACGCCTGTAGCAACATCTAGTAAAGTTTTAATTTTTGCTTCTTGTGCTTGGAGTGCAGAAACAAATTTTGAGATTGGTTCAAAGATTACTAAAACAATTGGTGGAAGTGAAACTGATGTTTTAATAGGAGATGCTTCTAGCAGTAGAACAAGAGCATTTTTAGCAGAAAGAAGTAATGCTGCTGGAGATTATGGAACTATGACTATGATAGTATTAGATAGTCCAAACACAACTTCAGAAATTACATACAAACCAGTTGCAGCTACAGAAGGTTCAGCAACACTTTATTTAAACAGACAACATGACGATACAGATGCTGCTAGTACATTTAGATGTGCATCAACTATTGTTTGTGTGGAGATATTAGGATAATGGCATATATAGGCCCCAAACCACCAGATAAAATATTACAAACGACTGATATAGCTGATGATGCTGTAACAGGTGCAAAACTAAATACTGATATTATTTCAGCACAAACAGAATTAGCATCTACACCTGCTGCAACAGATGAGCTTCTAGTATCTGATGCAGGTACAATTAAAAGAGTAGATTTCTCATTACTTGCAAGTGGATCAAGTGATTTCTTTTTTGCATCTAAAACTTCTAATCAAAGCATATCAAATAATAGTTCAACGAAAATAACTTTTGATAGTGAAGATTATGATACAGGAAGTGATTTTGCTTCCAGTACATACACTGCTCCTTCAGATGGCAAATACTTTTTCTACACTAAAATATTAAGTGATTGTACATCTAGTGAAACAGTAAAACTATTTTTCAAAAAAAATGGATCAAACTTTGTTGAACATAGAAATACAACGCATGGGGCAAATAGAAGAACATTCTCAATGTCTGCAATTTTAGATTTATCAGCAAGTGATACTGTTGATGTTTTTAAATTTCATGATGGTGGATCTGCAAGAGATGTTGATGGCGATAGTAATAGATCAACTTATTTTATGGGATACAAAATAGCATAGAGGTAATTATGGCGTTATACGAAAAAGTAAAATTATATTTAGAAGCAAATTCAAGAGCTTGGGATGATAACACTGTTGCATTACAAAATGATGGAGATGGTGATTATATTAAAACATGGAATATTGAAGGACTTAACAAACCTACTGATGCTGAATTAGATGCATATGAAGATACAGCAAATTTTAATATAGCTATTAATGATTTAAGAATAGAAAGAAATAAAGATTTACAAGAATCAGATTGGACTGTTTTACAAGACAATCCATTAACGCCTGAAAAAAGATCAGAGTGGATGGTTTTTAGAACAGCTTTGAGAAATATTACAAATGATTTAACTACTGCTGAAGACGTAAATAGTGTAGATTATCCAGATAAACCAAATGGCTAATAATTACAAAAATATTATGGTTGATTTATCATCAACTGATAAAACCACAATATACACTTGTCCAGCCTCAACAACAGCATTAATTAAAACAGTACAAATTACTAATATTGATACAGGTAATATTGAAGTAGAAATGTTTACGACAGACTCTTCAAATTCTAATGCAGAACATGAAATAGCTCATGTTACTATTAATTCTAAAACTGTAGATAATTTAGCTAAAGGTACAATCGTATTAGAAGCTGGTGATGTATTAAAATTAAAAGCAGCAACAGCAAATAAAATTGCAGGAATAATAAGTATATTAGAAATAGATTTTTAATATGGATATTGTTTATATCCCACCACAAGATATTGACAGAGTATGGGTTATTGCAAAACCTTATGTAGATAATGCGTTGGCTTATTCAAACAGGCATCATCACTCCAGCCATTTTAAAAATTTATTAAAAAAAGGGAAACTTCAGTTATGGATTCTCTGGGATGGCAAAAAAGCTACAACAGAAGAAAAGATTAATGGTGTAGTAGTATCAGAGGTTATTCAACGAAGTATTAAAAAAGTATTTCATTTGCCTATTGTTACAGGAAAAAATAGACAGCAATGGCAACATTTAATTGAAAAACTTGAAGATTTTGCTAAGAAACAAGGATGTGATTTAATGGAATTAGTTGCAAGACCTGGTTGGCAAAAGATTCTTGACAAATATAACTATAAGAAGACTCATGTCGTCTTAGAAAAAACCCTAGAAAAGGAGAAAGACTAAATGTCATTTTTATCAGGAGCAGGTGATACAACTCAACAAACAATTGCAGGTGCTTATGCACCAGCCGTACCAGCATTAGGTCAAGTATTATCAGAAGCAACAAATATTTATAATATGGGTGCAGCCGGATCTGGTTATGTTCCACCAACTCAACAAACTTTAACTGGTTTAGCTGGACAAGAACAATTAGCAAATCTTGCTCAACAACAACAGGCAACCACTTTAGCTGGTGGTAATCTTAATCCTTTTCTTTCACCAATGTTACAACAATTTGGTGAGGATGCTTACACTACAGTTGCAAGTCAATTTAGTGGTGCAGGTAGAACACCTTCATCACCAGTAGCACAACAAACTGTTGCAGATATTGTTGCTGGAAAAGCATTACCTTATGCC